CCTGTGGGTCTCATCTTCGCTCTTCGCTCCAGGTATCAAGGTCCTAATGGCAAGGAAACCTTCTATGATGAAGTTGATACTGCTTTCTCAGGTCAAAACTCTTCACGTAATATCACTGACTTCGTGGGTTATGGTCAAACTGCAGGCGGTAACGTCGGCTTTGGTACCACTGCTCAATCTGGTGTAAATCCAGGTCTTCTGTCTCCTGCTGGTGGTGAAGCCTATAATGTTGGTCAAGCTATGCCAACTGCCAATGCTGAAACTCTCGGTGATGCTCCGGCTAACTATTTCAATGAAATGGGCATCTCCATTGAGCGGATTTCAGTTACGGCTAAATCACGCGCTCTGAAAGCTGAGTACAGCTTGGAACTGGCTCAAGACCTTAAGGCTATTCACGGTCTGAATGCAGAAGCTGAACTTGCGAACATTCTTTCTACTGAGATTCTCGCTGAAATCAATAGAGAAGTGATTCGTACCATTTATATGATTGCTGAGCCTGGTGCTCAGCAAAATGTGGCAACTCGTGGCATCTTTGACCTCGATGTTGACTCCAATGGTCGTTGGTCTGTGGAGAAATTCAAAGGTCTCATCTTCCAAATGGAGCGAGATGCTAACCAAATCGCTCAACGGACTCGTAGAGGGAAGGGTAATATGATTCTGTGCTCTGCTGACGTTGCTTCGGCTCTGTCTCATGCAGGCATTCTGGATTACACTCCTGCTCTGAATTCAAACCTGCAAGTTGATGATACTGGTAATACTTTTGCTGGTGTTCTTCAAGGTAAGTATAAGGTTTATATTGACCCCTATTCTTCGAATAACTCGAATGATCAGTTCTATGTGGCTGGTTATAAGGGTGCGAGTCCTTATGACTCAGGTCTCTTCTATTGTCCTTATGTTCCACTCCAGATGGTTCGTGCGGTCGGTGAGCAAAATTTCAGTCCGAAGCTGGGCTTCAAGACTAGGTATGGTTTGGTGGCAAACCCCTTCGCTGAAGGTACTGATCAAGGTCTCGGTAGACTGAGACTGAATAGCAATCGGTACTATCGTCGCACACTCATTCGAAATTTGATGTAAGCATATCAACACATTAGTTAAAACTTGACTATCCTAAGGAGCCTTTGGGCTCCTTTTTTTATGAGTATTTAAGAATTAAATAACCACAATTATAAAGCACATGATTAACTTTATTTGGAATCATTTTTTCATATAAACTATCATAAGAATTATCAGTATATAAAAAGGTAGGTTCTTGAACCTTAACTACCTTAAACCCATATGAAGTAAATAAGCATCCTTCACTATATCGTCTATCAACTCTATAATAAATTGGAATATCATAATTGAGTTTTAAATAAATTATAATTTTAGAAAATCCATTCTTCAGTGTAACATTGTTCTTCACTTGATATTTTGTCAATACTAGATAATTATCATGTTTTACTAATTTAACTCTTAATAGTAAAGTATTGTTAGATATCAACTTTAATAATATTTTGGAGTTATTTACCTCTCTATGTATTGTAAAATCATCTTTAACCTCCACAACAGAATTTAAGTGTAAAATACGTTTTAAGAAATTTTTAATTTTATTAGGTTTGTCATTCCAATCACTACTAAAAATGTGATATAAATTTACACCTTGATTTCTAGCGGTGATGGTCTTACTTAAATGATAATCTATACCTTTAATTCTAGACTCAGTGGTTTCATTTTCCCTATACAAATGACTATAAATTCCATTATATTCAATAGCAATTTTTCTAGAAGGAATGTAGATATCTATTTCTTTACCATTTAAAATTTTCCTATTACCTTGTTGGATTTTACTTGAAGTAATGGATTGTATATAATTCAATAAGTCAATCTCTTCTTTTGAAGTTCTCTTAATCTTCCGCTCGTATGAATTACTTTTCTTTATTTTAATATCATGCCGATTAAGATGTTTAATTATAACTCCAGAGCTACATCCAATTATAGAAGCTATTTCCTTTAATGTTAAATTTTTAGTAATATAATAATCATACATCTGATCATGATTCGTTAACATCTCTATCTTTTTAGAATCTACACTTCTTGCATCATTTAACTGATATAACTTATGCTTCTTTAAATACTTCACTACAGGTATAGTAGAAATACCATGTTCTTCAGCTATTTGTTCTATAGACTTCTGTTTAACAATCTTTTCATCATATAAGAAATCATAATTATCAAATAAAGCTATAAGACTCTTATCAATAGTTTTATCACTTCTAGAGCATAATGGTCCACAATAGACTCTAAATCCCTGCTCTGCTCGTGAATTATTAATAGCCGCATAACGTCCACAGTTACACTTACACCTCGGTAAAGTGTCTAAAGTGATTCCGTGCTTAAGAACATAAGCTCTCGTTCTTAAAGAAATCTTTGAATATATTCCATTCAGAAACTCAGTAGAATCCATAATAGCGCTTACAGCCTCTTTGTTTAACGAAAGAGACATAAACTTACGTTTCTCCCAATTTTCATTCACCATAGCGCTTAAGTTCACTTTTAACCTTATAACTAAGAATAGGATAGCTCACGGTTGAGTCAAAAGTCAAGAGAATTTAAAAAGTTTCTCTACTGATCTTTTACTTCCAGTATCTTGAGTTAAAGAACTTACTATTTCCTTTGACCAAACACATTCAAAATCAGAAGGTGCATTATATTCAGATACAACTACTACATGACCTTCAGCGGCTTTATCTCTACACCACTGCCAAAATTCGACATGATTAAAAGCGTCTTTATAACTAGTTGTACCTTCATAAGGAGGATCACAATAGATTAAACTATTGTTCGGTAACTCCAAATTAAGATAACTTTCATTTACAAGTGAAACACCTTTCAGTAATGGACTCTGTTTCACTGCATTTAGATAAGCCTCTCTCACATAATCACGTTTACCCACTCTATCTCTCCTCCATCCACTAAGCCATTTCCCAGCATAAGAAAATGCAAATCCAGCATAACCCTTAAACTTATAATCATTACTTATTCTCAACTGTTTATAATCTTCTTCAGTAAATTCATGATTATTTTTAGGTAGCTCTGAAGCAGAGTCTCTTATAGCAAGAAGAGCTTCAATTACATAAGAATTAATATCAGAACCAATTCTATCACCGTTTACTTTGTCGATCATATTTCCACCACCTACAAAAGGCTCCACCCAAGTTCTAGAGCCTCTCTCATTTAACATAATTGGTATAATTTCTTTTGCAATCCGATTTTTACTTCCCATGTACCTCATAACCCTACTTCGTCAAGAATAAGACCCATAAACACCTTCTAACATTTTATCTCGTTCTTCTTCATGTTTAATAAGTTCATCATATAAGCTTTTTGGAATTTCTTCCCATTTATTCTCTTTAGAAATAGATTCTACACCCATGCTTTCATCAATGTAATCAATAAGACCCCAAAAGTATTTGCCATCTACCTTCTTTACATATAGATTATCTTCAGAATTACCTATTGCACCAATTTTAAGTTTGTTCATCTTTCACGCCCACCTCAAGAATAATCATAAACATTTTTAGTGTCTTATCTCGTTCATCACTCTCATTTATAAATCTCAAAAAATGGTACATCCCATGTGATAATTGAATGAATAAATATTTCACCATTATTACAATCTCCCATAGCTCTTATTGCAAATTTAGGATCTAAATTAATTACAGCTTCTGCTTTTTTTCCACTTTCAGTTTCTAAAAATTTGACATCCCCATAAACTTCACCATCAACAAAGGTTAAATTTTTAATTAGATGAGAAACCTTTTCAAATGTTATAGGTTCTATATCTGGACTCCTAAATTCACCAATTAAGAGATCTTTTTCTGCTTTTTCATTTAATACTTCAATCTGAGATTGAACACTCTCTATATTAATACCTTTCCATCTTTCAGTATTAAAATCAGTCAACCGATAATTTTTCATTCTCATACCTTTTATAAAGTTCAAAACGCATCCTACACTCCCCCCGCACACCCAGTCAAGAATACTCAAATAAATAGGAATATAACAATTTCATAATTATGTCATTAAATCCTTTTTTGAATCAGATTAGCAATCGCAACTTTCTAAATCCTGTAGGATTTCAGTTCACTCTTCAAAAAAAGCCTAAAATTGATTTCTTTTGTAATTCGGCAAACATTCCAGGAATCAATCTTGGAGTTGCAATGCAACCTACACCACTTAAAGCAATTCCAGTTCCAGGTGAGACTCTAACCTATGAAGATTTAATTCTTCGTTTTATTGTCGACGAGAATATGGAAAACTATCTTGAAGTTTGGAACTGGTTAAATCAATTCGGGTTTCCTCGTGATTTTGGTCAATATAAGGAACTCCTCGATGAAGATGAAAATAATCCAGGAGTTCAAACTGCAATATCAGGAATGTCAGATGGTACTCTCTTAGTTTATAACAGCAATTACAATGTCAATCTAAAAGTTCAATACAAAGACTTATTTCCGGTATCATTGAGTTCTATTCAATTTGATACAACTCTTGAAGATATTAAATATGCCACAGCAGAAGCTATATTCAAATACGCGATTTATGATATAATCAAGGTTGTCAACTAATCAAATAATTTATGAACATTACTGAAATTGAAACGATGTGGGAAGAGGATAGTAAAATTGATCCTGATAACCTACATCTTGAAAGCATTAAAATTCCATCACTACATTCCAAATATTATCAAATTTATAATAACATTTCACTGCTTAAAAAACTAGAAGAGAACAAATTCATAGAACTTCAAAAGAGTAAATGGTTATATTACTCAGGAAAAGCTGCTCCAGAAGTTTACAAAGAAAAACCTTTTGATCATCGTGTCATGAAAGCAGACTTAGACAAATACATGAGTGCAGATGCAGATATGATTAAATCAAGAACTAAAATTGATTATTATCAATTAATGATTAAATTTTTAGAAAGTATTCTCAAGAGTATAGAAACCAGAACATACGTCATCAAGAATAGCATAGAGTTCATGAAATTCACCGCCGGAATGTAATCAAAATGACATCAGATATTATCATTAGTAAGAAGAATGAGGTTTATCTTAAACTTGAATGTGAGCCTCATATTCTTTATGAGCTAGCACCTTACTTTCAATTTGAAGTTGAGAGTGCAAAATTCATGAAAGGAAAGAGATATAAAGGATGGAATGGAATGATTAATCTGTTGAGTGTTCAAACTAAAGAAATTTATGTTGGACTATTAGACAGACTCATTGAAAAGATTTTATCTCATCACTACACTTACGAGTTTAAGCATAGTGAGTATTATGGTTTACCGTATGAAGAGAATGAAATGATTTGTCTTGAGGGAGTTAAATCCTATATGAGTAATATCATTCCGTCAAACTACGAGCTTAGAGACTATCAGATAGATGCTGTATATCAAGGTCTTCGTCATCATCGTAAGCTTTTAGTCTCTCCTACATCTTCTGGTAAATCCATCTGCATATATTCAATCACCAGATATTATGTAGAGAAAGGTCTTAAGGTTTTGATTATTGTTCCAACGACATCCTTATGTTCACAGATGTCAAAAGATTTTTATGACTATGGATGGAACTCTGAAAAACTGGTTCATCAAATTTATTCTGGTTATGAAAAGGTATCAAATAAGCCAGTCATCGTATCCACCTACCAGAGCATCTGTAAGCTTGAGAAGGTTTATTTTAAGCAATACGACGTAGTGATAGTTGACGAGTGTCATGGGGCCGACAGCAGGTCAATCTCAGGTATTCTGCATAAGCTATGCGATGTGAAGTACAGATTTGGCTTCACTGGAACTACAAAACCAGAGAAAGTAAACATTTGGACTTTAGAAGGTCTCTTTGGACCAATGTATCAGGTCATTCGTACTAACGAATTGATGGACAAAGGAAGTATTGCAAAACTTCAAATTCAAATTCTTATTCTTCAACATCAAGGTAGACAATTTGAAACTTATGAAGATGAAATACAATATTTAATTACTCATGAGAAGCGAAACAACTTTATTAGAAATTTAGCTTTGGATTTGAAGGGAAATACTCTTGTTCTTTACTCCAGAGTAGAGACTCATGGGCAGATCATCTATGACCTTATAAATAGCTCTGTGAGCGACGGACGAAAAGTATTCTTTGTTTATGGTGGTGTAGATACAGAACAAAGAGAACGAATTCGTGAAATCACTGAATTGGAAACCGACGCAATCATTGTAGCTTCTTATGGAGTGTTTAGCACTGGAGTATCCATTAAAAATCTTCACAACTTAATTTTCGCAAGTCCCACTAAATCCAAAGTTCGTAATCTTCAAAGCATCGGAAGAATACTTCGTAAGTCAAATAATAAATCCAAAGCAGTTTTATATGATATTGCAGATGATATCTCATATAAGTCAAGAAATAATTATACATTGAATCATCTTGTTGAGAGAATTAAAATTTATTCAGAAGAGCAATTTCATTATCAATTACATAAAATTAACTTCAAACAAAAGAGCGTATAGATAAATGACCACAGATGTTTTCTATGCTATACTTAAATTAGTTTCAGGTGAAGAACTTGTTGCTAAGGTATGTGCATTTATTGAGGACGGTGAAGTTCTCATAGTATTAGATAATCCTATTACTGTAAATATGCTTCAATTACCAAATATGAAAACTCCATTTGTAAAAGTGGATCCTTGGTTACCTCTGATAGATAATCAAACTCATATTATCAATAGAAAAAGTATAATTACGATAAATGAAATTAAGGACCAAAACTTAGTGAACATTCATCAGAAATATGTTCAGGTAAATGATAAGAATAAAAGTCATTCCATCATCACTCCTGAAATGGGTTATGTAAATTCTATTGAGACTGCAAGAAAGTCTTTAGAATCTTTATATCAATCTCAAGATTCTTCTAGTAAGTTTGAATAGTTAGCCTGTTCGGCTAACGTCTCTAACGAGACAACTCCTCTCATTTAGTCCTTCATTTTTGGCCCTCTAAGATACTTAAAGTTTTTAGGTCTCTAAGAGCTTTAAGTTCTTTAAGACTCTTTAAGAATCTCTAAGGCCTAAAGTTAACCCTTCATCCCACAGAACTATTATAATCATGACTCTGAGAGAGGGTCAATAGGT